ACTTCGCCCACTCCCTCGCGTCCGAAGAACGAGGATGGTGAACGAAGCGCCCCGCGACGTTGTCGCGCGTTCCGAGCTCGGACATCTAAGTATGTCCGCCGCGCTCTTGCTGACTGGGGGTACGTCTTTGGACGTCCCGCCCCCAACTTCTCCCTACTTGGCGACTGCTTAGAACAGAGCCGCCAAGTAAAGAAGCTTCTAGGTTCCTGCCCGAGTAACGACCATAAGGAAGTTATGGCTTGGCAGTCCATCAAGAAGGGTCTTCCAGATTCGTGCGAATGCATGGCTGGTCCTTTGATGGAGAAGCTTGTGGAGGGGGTTCGTCGACCTAGGCGTCAACTCCCCGTCGGTTACCTGCGATTTGTAGCCCAGCAAACATCCCGTCTCTTTTCGAAGGGATGGGATCTGGGCTACGAGGAGCAGGTTCTCCTCACATCTCCGCCGCTTAGCGCAACGACTGATTCGACTCGCTCCGAGGGAGGCGCATTGGGTACCGGGATTGATCACAGTGACTTCCTTACGGAAGCCCTCAGTGGTCCATCTCGGCCCGATCGCCCGGCCCCGGAAGCCGAATTGATCGTTGTCCAGTCTGCTGGGAAACCTCGTCCTCTGACGAAGTTCTCATCTGACGAGCTTCTCCTCCGACCGCTTCACAAGACAATCTACAATCACCTCTCGAGGTGCAAGTGGTTGTCTCGAGGCGATGTGTCGAATGAGAAACTTGCGAAAGCGGGGTTCCACCAAGGGAAGGGTATCCTCACATCAGGCGACTACGCTTCGGCCACCGACAATTTGTCGATCGAAGTCGCAGAAGTGATCTTGGGTACTATCCTTGCCTCTTCCACTGTCCTTCCTGCCTCCGTCACTGAGAGGGCAATGCAGATTCTCCGGCCGATCCTTTATTGGGTCGACGGTCCGTCTGGTTGCCCTCTTTCGTCGAAGAGATATGTCGGTCGTCCTTCCATCGGGCAGATGATGGGCTCTTACCTCTCTTTTCCTCTGCTTTGCCTGCAGAATCGTATTGCATACTTGTATGCAATGCGGTGCTCAGGGCTCAGCTGGAAAGAGACGGTATCGGCCCCCTGTCTGATAAACGGGGACGACATACTGTTTCAGTCGACGAAGGAGGCATCGGATGTGTGGATGGGGAAAGTCGGAGAGCTTGGGCTCGAGGTCGAGCGAACAAAGACTTCTGTGGACGATGAGTACGGTTCTCTGAACAGTACTCT